CACGCTTGGGCTGAAGGTTACACTGTACAGAAGAAACACAAACTGTGCTGTGATAAGAAGTACGCCAAGTGGGTAGACTGCGACTCAACACCTTTATGGTTCGAAGATGAGGAGTACAGAATTAAACCAATTAACTGTGAGGATACGCCCTATGCTTAACTCTGATTTTGAAGATGTAAAGGACGAAGTAACCGAGCGAATGCACGAACTTCGAGAAGCGGTGGACAAGATTGATATCGATTATGAGGCTAAGAAGTACTTATTCACTCAAGTTAAGGAAGTACAGCTCAGTATGTATGAGAAGCTAGACTGTCTATCTAAGTGCATTAGGCGCATGGATGGGCTAATACTAACCTCAGAGCTATTGTCGGATAAGTACGGGAATGAGTAATACAGAACACGCTGTATTGATAGCTTTAATCATACTTGGGTATATTGTGACTGTGGTTAGTTGGAATTATTTTATATGAGTGAATCAGCATTTGCGCGTACGTTGCGTGACGGTGTCCGTAAGAAAGCTAAGGAGATGGGGTATAAAGTAGCGTGGACTCGCTTGGAGTGTTCGCTTGCAGGTATACCCGATGTGGTTTGCTCTATTAATGACACACATCATTTTATTGAATTAAAGTGCGTGCCTAGCTTTCCTAAACGTGAGAATACACCTATTAGATTACCTCACTTTACATCAGACCAAAAGTGGTGGCTGAAACAACATGGAGAAGCAGGTAAGTATTGCTATGTGTTTGTTAAAGTAGAAAAAGAATATTATTTATTTCGTTGGGGCAACGTAAGTGGTCTAGGCGAGTGGAACAAGAAAGAGATGCACGAGAACTGTGATTTCTACGCGAAAGGGCGTATGGATTACGAAGGATTTATAAAGGAGATTGTAGATGGGTGATTTTAAGTTTAAAACCAAGCCGTACGCTCACCAAGAGCAGGCATTCAATATGATGAAGGACAAAGAGTACTTTGCGTTGATTGCAGACATGGGTACGGGCAAGTCTAAGATGCTATTAGACAACGCGTGTTACTTATACAACCGAGGTAAGATTGATGCTATTCTGGTACTGGCGCCAAGTGGTGTTCACCAGAACTGGGTTATCAACGAGATACCTACACATCTAGCACTCCCTACTCACATGTACGCCTCATCAGCATGGAACTCAGCTATGCGTAAAGAAGACCGTGATTCTCTGGCTGCAGTGGTCGATTTAAAGTTAGGTTTGCGTATTGTATGTATGAACGTAGAGGCTCTGATTACCAAGAAGGGAGCTACCTTCGTTGAGAAGTACCTTCGTATGTTTCGTACGATGCTGATACTGGACGAGTCACAGAAGTTTAAGACACCTCAAGCGAAGCGAACTAAAGCCGTTTTAAAGCTGGGTAAGCTGGCGCCCTACAAGAGAATCTCTACAGGTACGCCGATTACTAACTCCCCGCTTGATGCGTATAGTCAGTTTGCGTTCCTAGACAAGTATATCTTAGGATTTCAATCATTTGTCGCGTTTCGCTCACACTTTGCCATCTTAGAAAAGAAGATTAACCATACACAACAGCGTCAGTATACGCAGGTAATAGGATTTCGTAATTTAGATGAACTACAGGCGTTGATTAAACCTCACTCGTATCGCGTGACTAAAGAGGAGTGTCTAGACCTGCCTGATAAGATATACGAGAAGGTGTATTTTGAACTATCCGCAGAACAGAAACGTCTATATAAAGTAATTAAAGAAGAGGTGATGCTAGAGCTCGGAGAAGGGCGTGTAACGGCACAATTAGCTATCACCAAGCTACTTAGGTTATCTCAGCTTATTTCGGGCTATATGACTACTGAGGATGGCGATGTGATAGAGGTTAAGGGTGGTGATGTAAAGCTAAAGCTCCTTAAGGACATGCTTGAAGATAATGATGAGAAAACTATCATATGGTGTCGCTTTATCCATGAGATACATCAGATTACAGAGATGTTGGGGGACGAGTGTGTCGCGTATTACGGAGCTACTGAGTCAGATGACCGAGCTAAGAACGTGCAGGACTTCCAACTTAGTCCTAAGATAAAGTATTTTGTTGCGAATAAGACGGCGTCAACGGGATTGACACTAACTAGTGCTAGTAGCGTTATCTACTACTCTAATTCATACTCACTCGAGGACAGGTTGCAGTCAGAAGACCGAGCTATGCGTATTGGTCAGAAGAAAAACGTAGTATATCGTGACCTAGTGGCGCGTGGCACCGTAGATGAGAAGATTATCAAGGCGCTGAGAAATAAGCAGAGTATAGCAGATATGCTTTTAAATGATTTAGAGGGTTTTATTTCATAAAAAGATTACACTAAGTGCGTAATTTGTGTATACTACTAATCAGAAGTACAGAATTTTATAAACAACATAAAGGGATAAAATGGAAGATAAGAAGGAAGGCGTTGTATACGTCTGTCAACAGCCGTTTAGGTTTGTAGACTTAAGTGATGCATTAAGATATGGGAGACTACAGTATTTATTACCTCCTGGGGATATTACAGCTGGTACAGCTCCCGTAATTAGACAACTTAAAAACGATTTAAAGGATTATTCAGATGACGATTACATCCTTGCAATGGGCGCTCCCGCGGCGATTGCTATGGTTGGTGCGATTGCATCTAGAGTAAACCACGGTAAGATTAAAGTACTTACGTGGGACAAAAAAGATAATCGCTACTATGCGATTGATATTGAAATATAAGAAGGAGAATAAAATGAGCGATACATTAACAAGTATGTTCGAGGCAGATGTACCTAAGCAAGAAAGTGTTGAAAAGGTACAGATTGATAAAATTTCAGAGATAGCTGATGCTCAAGTGTCAAAAAAAGCAGAGCTAGCTCAATTAGAGGACGATGTAAAGCGTGCGAAGAAGGAATATATTCAGCTCTCGCAGATTGACTTACCCGAGGCTATGCAAGAGGTGGGTATGCAGTCATTTACGCTGTCAGACGGGTCGTCTATTAGTGTTAAAGACCAAATGAGAGCATCTTTGCCTAAGAAAAACAAGGCAGAGGTGGCTAATTGGTTAAAAGAGCATGGCGCAGGTAGCTTGATTAAAGATACCGTAGTAGTTGAGTTTCAAAAAGGAGATAACTCACGTGCCGAAGAATTAGTCGATTTATTAATCGATAACGGTTTTAGCAACTTCTATGAAGATATTAATATCAACACAGGGTCGCTAAAAGCACTCGCCAAGGAACGCTTGGCGCAAGGGGAGGATGTTCCTCTAGAGCTCATGGGCATTTTTATGTACCAAGAGTCAATCATCAAATAAAAGTAAAAATAACAATATAGGAGAAAAGAATGGCTAATACAAAATTAACCAAAAAAGAGCAAGAAGAGCAACAATTAGCAATCATCGGCTCATTTGAGCAAGATGCAGGCTTAGGAGCTGAAAACATTGAAGCCGCCGACCAAGCGATGCCGTTTGTACGACCTCTACAGAAGATGTCGCCACAAGTGGATGAAGATAATCCTGCATATGTGCAGGGTGCTAAAGCGGGTATGTTCTACAATACTGCAACTGAAAAACTATACGAAGAAATGACGTTTCTTCCGGTTTACTATGAGCGTTGCTATATTGAATGGCAACCTAGAGAGCAAGGCGGTGGTTTCTTAGGTAAATTAACACCAACTGAGGCTAAGGCTCGTGGTATTACTCGTGGCGAAGACGGTAAAGACTACTTCGACAATGGTAACCAAGCCGCCGACACAAGAGAGTTAACTGTACTTATCATCAATGATGATGGTACTTATGACCCTGCTGTTGTATCTATGGCGTCTAGCCAAGTTAAAGCATCACGTAAGTTGATGACTCAGTTAAACGCAGTACGCGTTAGTGGTGCTAATGGTATGTTTGCTCCACCTATGTTCGCAAACCAAGTGAAATTAAACTCTACTTCTGAGTCTAATGACCATGGTACGTGGAAAGGTATTGCCTTTACGTTAGATGGCTTTGTGGCTGACCAAGATGCATATGCTACGGCTAAGGGTCTTTATGATGCTGTAAAAGGTGGCTCTAAGAGCGCTAATTACAACGAAAGTGAAGATACAGTTGTTGCAGATGTTTCTGAACAAGGCGAGTCAATCCCGTTCTAATGCACCTCGCCCATTTCGGTGGGCGTTTTTATAAGGAGTAAATATGACTAGTGAAGAAGCTGAAAAGCTACTACAGAATGTCGATATAAAGTTAAGTGAGAGGGCTGATAAAACATCAGACCAATCAAACCTTCGTATGGCTTATATGTATGGAGCATTGCGTGAAGCGTGTTGGATGCATTTGACAGGCGAAGAAAGTCTAGAAGATATCCTAAGGAGGGCGTAATGGACTATGATAATAATTTGACGGGTGTTTTGTTTCGAAATAAAGAACTTAAAACCGACCGTTCACCTCTGTATTCTGGCTCATGTGAGATAGATAATACGGAGTATTGGATTTCTGCCTGGGTTAAAACAAGCAAGAAAGGCGATAAATTCATGTCACTTGCCTTTACAGCAAAGGAAGAGAACAGACAGACTATCGACGATTATCGCAGTAAGACCGGCTCTAAGATAGGGTTGGAAGACGACGATGAACAAGTACCATTTTAATAATTAATATAATAAGGAGAAGGAACTATGAGCAATTTGCAAATAGAAACAATAACACCATCAGTAGCTAAAACCTACTTAGGTAAGAACTATAATAACCGTAACCTAGCTAAGAATCATGTTGCATTTTTGAAGAGCGAGTTGATAGCAGGTAATTACAAACTAAACGGACAGAGTATCGTTTTAGGTAAGAGCGGACGTCTATTAGATGGACAACATAGATTAACAGCAGTCGTGGAGACGGGTATTCCTATTCAGTCTGTTGTGATGCATGATGTAGAAGAAGATACCTTTGCTACGATTGACACAGGTAAGGCACGAGGTGGTTATGATGCTCTACATATCCACGGAGCTAAGAACTCTAAACATATGGCATCTGCTATCCGTAAGATACTAGATAAAATAGGCTCAGAACGTCGTGTTATAGGCTCAGCTACTCATAAGATTGGTAATACTGAGTATGTAGACTTCTATAAAGCCCATAAAGGCGATTTAAATGCTTTATTTGAACTAACTCATGCTTGGATACTTAAAGGCAGTCGTATTCTCTCTGAGTCAGAGGCTATGGCTTATGTATTCTTGATGCGTGGCGAGAGTGATATGGCTTATGAGTTTATCGAGGAGGTAGTGACGGGCGAACGTAAGAATCCCGACTCCAACGCGGCTCAGACGTTACGTAAGAAGTTGATTGATACTAAATTGTCGGGTTTATCTGTACGAGAGACACAGAAACGTGATTGGGTAGTTACTGCATTTAGGCACTATTATAATAATACGGATATATCTAAGATTGTTGTTCGTAAACCTCAGCGTTTCAAATAATGGCAATCAACGTAGACCATAACGGTAGAGAGTTTAAAAACCAAACTGAAATGTGTAAGCATTACGGTGTACATGCGATGACGTTTGTACACCGCATTCGTGGGGGTTGGTCTTTAGAGGACGCTCTTACCAAGGAGGCAGTACCTCAGCATGTTAGTATAAAACTAGCTCAAGAGGCTACACCTTGGCGCCGTGGTTTCTTTTATGGTAAGAACAAGAGTGATAAACCTCTTGGTGGTTAAGCACAGTAAAAGGAGATAACAAAAACTATGCTTTAACCATGACTAGAAGCCGGATAAAATGCCGGTCTTGGGAGGCGCCATCGTACGGCGCTTATTCCCTTTTTTCACAGCCTTTACTTTGGCTTTCTCCTTTTGTTTCTTGGTCATAGTTGGCGCGTCTTGCGCTTCTACTGACATAATTCCCGCTGTACTTACCTTAGGCTCCTCTATTAAAGGCTCCATAACAGGAGGTGCTTGTAATGTAGGCTGTATACCTTGTAGCTGTTGCATCATGCCCTGCATCTGGTCTTGGGTTACGTAACCTCCGTCAGCATAGCCCTGAATCATGTCATCCATGTGAGCAGGTCGATTTAAAGTAGGTAGCTGATAGTCATGAACTAAGCCACCGTCTTTGAACTTCATCTTAATGCTGTCCCAATCATATTGAGGTGATGTAGGGGCAGGAGTACCACTTACTTCGCTAGAGATGTTTGCATCATCTACATCATCTCGTTCAATAGCTCTACCAGCAGGCTTAGGCCCGATAGCGTTCATCATGGTCATAATGCGACTACGGTCTAGATGGTTCATGCGTTTTGCTGCAACCTCTGCATCTAGTAGACTCTGCATGATAGCTTTGTCTTCATCGCGACCTTTAAATCGTTTAACAGCTGTCAGCATACGACCAGTTCTGGTGAACATACCAACATACGCTCTTAAACCATCATTCATCATTTTAGATAGCTGGTTATTAGGGTCATCCTTGTGGCGTGTACGCCATGTCGTTGCTAATTGGACTAGGTCGCGTACCTCATTTAGCTGACGTAGTTTATCAGGGCCTAACCACAACTGCATGGTATCCTCGTGCTTTCTAAGGTAGTTATCTATGCCCTGGAAGTCGATGTACGAGTCGCCTGTGATGTTAGTGTCTTTCTTTAAATTAGTCAACAGCACCGCGTGGTTCATATCATTGAAAATCATGCGCTGGTACTTGTCAATATACTTCTGGGCACCTTTCTTAGGAGTACCATCGGCGTTGTGCATAACCATCCATACATCCTCTGACGAGCTGTACTTGTCAGGGCCCGGGCCATAAGTAGCCTGAAACACATTGTTACTGTTCTTCATGCCCGATGTTGTTTTAATGTCTTTTAATACTTCAGACTCAGCTCGTAGCTGATTAGACAACGCATCCATGTTGTGGAAGTTTGCAACATCCTCAGGGTCTAACCATTTGTCAAGGTACGCCTCATGATTCCTTATCCATTTATCATGCTCTGCCTTTTTAGACATTACTACCCTCTTGTCGATGCCTGCTAATTGCATAGGCTCGCCTAGATTTGTTTCCTTAAGTACTTTTTCCCTGTAGTTATTATAAAAAGAATCTCTTACTGCATTGTATAGGTCTTGCCCGTCTTGTTTGTCAATTGCACTTAACGGTCTTGGCCCTGCTGAGCTTGCTGGGTTTCCTACGAAAGAGTCCATCAGGTTCTTAATATAGTAAACATCCTCATTACCAATAGTATCACTGGTGAGTAAGTTAAACAGCTTTTTCTCTTTAATAGGGGTGCCTTCGCCTACTAATGAGCTGATAATCCTGCTGTCAAAAGTAGCGTGGGCATTTCTAGCTAGCCTATCAGCTTCGTTTAATCTTCCTAGTACCTCTTCGCCATTAGTACCTTTTAAAGTATTGTAACGCCAGTCCAGTAACCCTTTCTCAATATCCAGCAGCGCCTGCTTATTGATTCTGTCTGTAGGGGCGTTCCATACCGCACGCTTTAGAGCACGAAGTGTCTTAATCTCTGTATCTAGTGCATTCCAGCTCAGTTTACGTGGGTTTCCTTTGTGGTCATATATGTTTCTATATAGGTTCTTAATGAAGTTAGTGTCGCCTGTTAATTCAGGGAACAGCTTAGGTAGCTTTAGTATCTGAGCTGACACATCTCCCTGGATATCACCAGCATCAAATATAGGTGTTGTTGGGTTGAAATCGTCACCTAATATATTTAAATAAGCCTGATTAACACGCGCATCTAAGTGACTCTCTGCTGTATTAAGTGCACTCTTCACTGAAGAGTTTGCTTTGTCTGGACTGTACGTGAATCGGATGAAGTCGTCAACTAATGACTTTAAATCGTCCGCAGTCTGGGTTACATCCTTATTGAACTCACCACTATCATATATTCTACGCTTACCTAAGTAGTTGTATATGTTGTTATTTGCTTGCTTTAAGTATAGAGCTCCTAGTGTACGTACTGTACTATTAGGAAGGCCTGAGTTTTTAAGTATTTCTATGTATTTCTTATGAATACTTTCAGTGCGTTGTTGGTGCTTTTCGCGTAGTAAATCAGCATTCTTCCAGTTTAAGGCAGACGATTCCAGCTGCTCCATATTAGTTGCTATACGGTCTAGATGACTTACTTTACCTGTATCTAAGCCAAGAATACCTGCTGCTTTCTGCTGCTCTTCTGTCAGGTCGCTAAGACCTAGTTTCTCTAGCGCAGAGGCTTGAGTGCTTTCCATCTGGTCGTAAGACAGTTGATTATCATCTACAGCCGCTTGGTGTTGCATAGTAGATTTAGCAGTGGAACCGACCGCTTGGCTTTCTACTGTAGTTGTTATGTTACTAGTACCTGTAGACAGTACCCCTTCACCAAGGGCAATACGTTGTCGTCTAGCTAATGCTTTTAAGATACTTGCAGTTGTTTGTAGTGGCCATTCTGATTCTGAAAATAAGGGATAATCTCCTTTCTGAATACGGATAGCCTCGTTCAAAGAGTCTTGAACTAAAACCCTATCTGCGTACTTAGGGAATCTAGCTCTAAAGGCTTTAGTTCGGGCTAGTTTCTTGAATCCTTGCTTGCCTGCATGTATTACTGTATCGCCCACTAAACTACCTGCCATAGAGATACCGCCCTGCTTACCAGACTCCCCACTTAAAGCTAGTTCGTTAGGATGCTCTGGTGTGCCATATATAGCAGGGTCTAGATACCCTTTATCAAGTAAGTCATTTAATTCAGCATAAGTGTAGCCACCTGTCGCTATACCTGAGCCAGTTGCCGCACCTGCATACATCCCAGGAGGGCCTCCGAGATACATCCCCACACCACCGCCGAGAGATGAGCCTAGGGTTTCAAGCGACATTACAGCACCATCATCGCCCCAGTCTCCTGCCTCGATACCTGGCGGTTCTATCCACGTAGGCTTACCTGTATTCGGGTCAGTATATACATACTTACCCGAGTTTTCGTCTTGATATACGTCGAAAGAGTGCCCGCCTTTATTGGCTTCTGGGAAGTACCTTCCTAGTGCTTTCTTAATAGCGTATACCTTAGAGTCATCAGGAACGTGAGCTAAGTCGCCTTGCATTGATTCAGGTGCACCTGTATTACTAATGCCTGATTCTTCTTCAGGTACTTGTGTGATGTTATTCTGCCATGCATCAACCAACCAGTTACCTACGTCCTCTAATACGCTAGTGTCCTCTCCTTCTCTGATTACATCAGAATGTCGCTTACGCGTGTCGAAAGTACCGAAGTCGTCTGTGACTGCTGGCGCATTAGCTTTAAGTTGTTCTAACTGATTTATTAAAGACTGTTCCATATATACCTTATTTATAATTCTTTTTTGATTGCTTCAATGAGTGCGTTTCGTGTGATGTCGTCATATTGCTGTTCGTCTAGGTATTTACCGAGCTCTTGAATAACCTTACTATTGTCTCCAGGGTAACTGGCTTGTAACTGTTTGAAGTACTTAAGTGCTGTAGGTAAATAAATAGAGACATCTGGACCTGTTTGATTTAGGTTAGCACTTGGTTCTTTATAAGCAGCAGGTAGTGCGTCAGCCCAATCCTTCCCATGTAGGCCTGCCATATATCTAGCATGCTTCTTCTCAAAAGTCTGTAGGAATAGGGTTTTCATCTCCTCGGATGTACTTTCCCCTTTATTAAATAATTCTTCGTAACGTCTGAACTGGTCGTTAGATAAACTACGCATGGCTGTGTCGATTGCTGTCTTCATGGTATCTTTGGTAGCCGTGGCTCCGAAGCCCGGGGCAATCATATTCATAGCAGCATCCATATCCTTGTCAGATAACGCCCTACCATGCTCATCATAACCGACTTTCATTATCTGACGAGCTAGTCCGTACGCCATAGTGAACATCTTAGTGTGCTCTATGTCAACATCATCAGTTGAGCCTGTGCTCAGCTTAATGCCTGTCGCCTTCTCAAACGTAGTCCTAGCCTGGCTCTCCATAGAGTCCTGAGTGGTGTTTTTATCTTTATCTAGCTCCACACTGTCAAAGAAAGGCTGTACTGCACCCTTGACCTTGGTATACAATGTACCATACCAGTTATTTGCCTTAGGGTCCATTGCATCAATATCTGCACGATAGTCCTCAACATTATCAAGAAGACTCTTGGCGCTAGCTAGGTTCTGAGCGTATTCTCTCTTCTGCTTACCTAAAGGTGAGCCTGCTTTCCATGAGTCAGCCGCACTGCGGATAGCTTTATTGTCTGGATATAGCTCAGCCAGTCTGGCATATACTACAGTAGGGTCCTCCTTACCTGATTTCCACGTACGCTCGCCCGTTTTAAAGTTGTCCTGTATATACTCACCGATGATTCCCTGATATGAACGAGCTAGCTTGATTGCGTCTGCTTCAGATAGATTATTAATCTTATCTGACATAATTAAATCAGTCATGTTGCTTAAACGTGCATTATTCGCCTCACCTTCAGTGGTAGGTCTCTTGATAATAAACTCTACTAACTTGCCATCGTTACCTACAGAGTACATAGTTATTTGTTTCTTTTTAGCATCTGCGAGCTCTTTAGCTCTAGCATCTGCAAGGTTCGCCCACTTAAGCGCAAGCTCTTCTTTCTTAACGCCTTTATCGTAAGCACCTGACTTAGTGTCTTGGTAGGTCTTAAGTGCTACTTGACCTGCTTTACCTACTGCTGTTAGGAAGTCACCTGGAGTTGACATTAAAGTCAAACCAAACTGCATCATAGCCAGTCCCCAATCCGGGTCTTTGGTATATGCTTTCTCTGCCTCTAATAACAGTTTCTCTGCACGCTCACTTGGAGTTAGTTTACTATTAGCTACGTTCTTCTTAAGAGCAGTTACACCCTGTACTGCCTCCGCAGTACTTGTAGGTGAAGCGTCTGCAATAGCCTCTAAATCAGCATCCTCTTCCATCGTATCTTGAGTTTGCTCAGCCGCGCCCATCATATCGTTCATTTCTTCCCTAGCGAGGATATTATCTTCTACGCCAGGGTCTCCATCTGCATCAAGGTACTGCTGAATTGCGTTAGGACCAGTAAATCCTGCATCGTTAGCTTGCTTCTCTAGTAACTCTAAATCGGCTTTATCTGTATTAGCTTGGTCAGCTTTAACCATCTGCTCACGTTGAGTGTCAGTTGGCGCGCCTTGCGCTTTACCTAACCAGTCTGGAGTGTCTCCTGCACCTGTTCTAGCGTTTGCTATTAATTCTGCTGTGTCCTGCTCATTTTGTTCATACTCAGTCTCAGCATCCCACTCCGCAAGCATTCTTTGAGTGTCTAGTGCATCCTGCTTAGCATAATCTGCATCTGCTCTTTGCTCTCTAAGATATGCCGTACGCGCTAGTTCTTCACCCATAGGGCTCTTTGAATCTTCCATCTCTTTAACTAACATATTATAAGCATCGTCTTTACGTTTCTGCTCAGCCATCTTAGCCATATTAATTGCCTGTGCCTCTGCTTCGCCTGCGTTGGAGCTGTGGTCCATCTCTGGCGCGTATCGATTATAAGCTTGAGTGGCCTCAGCTTGTCGCTTAGCTTGCTCCATCTGCTTAGCATCCGATAAACGAATAAGCTCGTTTTCTTTAGCCATTGCCGCCGCGTTGTTCTGTGCAATCTGGTTCTCCATAGCACGGTATGGGCTCTCATTACCTGTCTGAGCTTCATATACTCTAATTAAATCAGCCTTACGGTTCTGTAGTGACATATGCTCTGCTGATTTAGGGTCTGTCTGTGCTAGTAGGCCATCGATTACTTTAATTGCACCTCTAAAGTGCTCTTCAGACCATCCTTCTGTTTCTTTAGCGGCTTGAGTAGTGTTGTTAACATCATCTACTTGGTCTGCTACTGCTGTCTGCACAAGGTCTTGAGTTTGTTCTTGAGCTCTATTTAAATCCTTACTTGAAATCGACGGAATGCCTGGACCCATATTGTCAGTCGCGTCCCAGCCCATTCCAACATGTCTATTTAATTGACGCTCCCTTATATCAGCGTCTTTATAGTAGTCTGCTGGTACTCCTTCACCATAGAATCCTGAATCTGCTGTAGTAGCAGGTACCTGAACAGGTGTGATAGGAGTCGCCGCAGTACCTGCATTCTGAATACCTTCGAAAATCGCAGCTTGCTCTGGAGACCAGTTAGCAGCAGTGTCAGACAATGCTATACCTGTTGCATCCATTGCTTCTGGAGTTAAGTATTTCTTCGCCCAGTCCTGAACTGGCATACCTGCTTGTTCTGCTGCGCTACCATATAAAGTACCTAAACCGCCCATGCCCATAGCCATCTTGTCGGCCATGTCCATGCTCTTGTAGTACTCTTTATCTGAATTATCTACTTCATTTAAAGAAGCAGAAAACTCCATTAGTTTTTCTGCGATACTCATTTAATTACCCCACCATCCGAATGATTTACCAGCTCCTGCTAAGGTAGCTAGTCCACCTAGTAGCTGACTAGCTCTAGATGGGTCTTGTGTTTCTGTAGTAGCCATCTGCTGTGTTCTGTACGGAACACCTTTAATCAGACCACTCATAAAGTTAAGTTGCTCATATGGGTACTTCTGCTTTCTTTGCCACTCTTGCATATCTAAGTCTAATCCACGCTGAGCTTGTACTTGCTGTAAATCACCAATACGCTGTAGTGATGAAATATCATCTCCAGTAAAGCCTCTAGCAACTCTAGCGATGTCAGCCTGGCCTTTACCAACTTGACCGAGTTGTGAGCCGATACCTGCTTGGGTTTGTCCCATCTGCCCGTAACGACTACCTAGAGCACCTAACTGCTGACCAAACGTACCATACTGTCCACCTAACTGACCTAACTGAGTTGCTACATTAGACTGCAGGCCTGCTTGAGTTTGACCTAGTCCTTGAATACCTTGAGCAGCTCCTGCTTGACGTGCCATCTGGTTCTGGAAGTTTTGTAATGCAGCTTGTTGTGCTTGTGCATAGTTCTGAGCGTTTGCTTGATTGACGAACTTACTCTGTTGGTCTAGCATATTTCTACGATGCTCTGCCTCGGCTATACCGTGGCGCGCGCCTCCGAATGCTCCTGCTTGAGCAGCGTTTGCGCTAATCTGATTAAGTCCCATTGTACCTTGACGACGTAGCTCATCTAAGCCTTGCTTAGTTACTGCGTCTTGGTAAGGGTTCATAAAGGCGCCTGCCGCCTTAGGGTCATATGCTTGTGCTGTGCCTGTATACATTCCTGACAATGTTGGCATCATCGCAGTAAATGTAGCAGGGGCACCTCTAGCCGCGGCCGCGGCTTCCTTAGTTAAACCTGAACCTTGTCCAGTTAAAGTAACTCCCTGTCCAAATAAAGGAGTTCCCGCTCCTGCTTGAGTGATGCCTTGTCGGGCGTATTTTGCTTGCTCTCCTAATAAACCAGTTGCACCTGTCAGGGCTGCTTGACCTGCTCCTACATTAGACTGTACTAGGTTAGCAGCTTGTGTCTGAGGGGCGGTGAAGCCGGCTAGTTTCTGACCTCCATAGGCTGAGTAAGGTGTTTCGGTTAGAGTTTGACCTGATGCTAGTGTCTTCTTAGCATAGTCTTCCATCCACTCAGGGATGCCTCCTATGGTTGTGGTTGTTTGAGTTGCCATTTATCTTGCTCCCTCTAGTGCGTACATTAGATTATATAGTTTCTTGGCGCCAAGTCTAGGGTCGCCATTTCCTGCGTTTCGTACAGCATCAGCGGTCATTACAAACTCGCCTTTAGATGCCATAATAGGCACATCGTCTGCTGTACCTGTTGTTCCTTGATTAATCATACCACCGCTAGCCTTCCAAGCTACTGGCTTATACCATTTCATTATCTCTTCATCTGAGACATTAGGGTTTCCAATTACCCAAGCTGGGGGTACTATAGTTTTAGAAGGTATGTAATCAGTCTCTAAATAAGGTTGTTTTACTGCTTTAAAATCACTATATCCTGTACCATATCCAGGAGTGCTTGCTGTAATTGCGTGTGATGGAGCGGTAGTGGTAGAGTCTGAGTCTTCAAGAGGATGGTCTAAATCAAAAGGTTCTCCTTTATCGTCGTTTGGCTTATAAGATGAACCAGTTGGTTTCTTAGGCTCGTCTGAAATAGCTCCTAGCACTCCTAGCATAGCCATAGGACTACTAGTTATTTTACCGCCTAGGTTTTTCCAAGCGTTACCCACTCCGCCGTGTCGAGTAATAGCACCGCTAACACCATCCATACCCCAGGTGCCTGCGGAGCCTCCTATATTACCAAAAGCGCCTACACCACCTATACCGCCACCAGACCATCCTGAAACAGTGTCACCAAACGCGCCGCCTGCTGCTAACGAGCCTCCGACATAGCCAAGGGCAGCTCCCTTTACACCGCCTTTCCAGCCTCCGCCATCAGAATAACCTGCTAGTCCGCCGCCAATAGCTGCGCCCATAGGGCCACCCATTGCGTAGCCTACTACAGGTGCTGCTACTTTAAATAGTTTCTTGAAGAAGCCATACTCAGGCATACCCGTAACTGGGTTGATTGAAGTAATACCTGAACCTACTTTAAATTGACGTGGGTCCATACCTTCTTCTAGGTAGGCTTGGTATAAATGTCTTTGTAGTTGCGGATGACGTGCCATCATCTCCGGTGGAACCATCATCTCACCTGGAGTTACGTGAGCAATCATCGAGTCATTGCCTCTGCCGTACTGTGCTAATTCTTGTATACCTGCCATTATGCGCCTCTATACCTATCTAAATATGATATTATAATATCTATACAGTTTCCCGCAGAAGCGGTAGCTTGTATAGAATCTCCTTCTTCTAATACGAAAGAGTTATCCAATAATTCGACTTTAGTCTTTGCGCCTATGCTGAGGTCAGTGGCGATGTTATATGTATTCCCCGAGCTACTATCAACGAAATCCACAGTTACTGTCTTACTACCGCTGTTAGTGTTTGATATTATAACACTACTTAAGATAAAAGACGACTGGGCAGGTGCTGTTAGTAAAGTGGTGGCTGAGGTGTTTATTAAAGACGTACCTGACGATTTAAAGAAGTTACTCATTTAAGTAACCAACCTTCAGCTTCACGCTGGTCAGCATCATCTGCTAGTTCAAAGTCTACCTTACGAAAAGCCAGTTCTAATACCCTAACTAATTGATTTAACTGTTCTTTTTCGTACTGGTCTCGTGGGATTGGAAATCTTTCCTTTAATAATACTGCCATCTTATCTCCTTCCGTCTGGTTGTATATTAATACGAGGTAAGCCTACTCTCCATCTATCTCCTGTTGCTGTATCGGAAGATAGTTTAATATTCATCTGACGTGCTCTTATTCTCAGGTCTAGTTTTTCTGTAGTTGATGATATAGTATATGGACCGTATGAAGTTTCTGCGTCGTTTGGATATAACTTAGCACCTACTGTAAGGCTAATATCACCAGTACCTTGTGTAGTGTCCGGAATAAACTGATTCATTAAGAACAACTGGTCTCCTTGGTCTAAATCGAAGTCCGCTGATTGAATGTGTGCTTGGATAGCGCTACCATCGTCACTATTACCTGTTTCATGGTCATATACCTGACCAGTAGATTTAATGCCGATAGGTAGGTTATATACCTCTCTATCTACCCAGGCCGTACGATTTAAAGTACCAATCGACCAAGAGCCTTCTACATAATTATAAGTAACGTACTTATCATTCTCTGTACTAGTTGCTGATGGGTAGAACCACCATACCTCATGAAATTCTTGATTAAGTCCCGCTGTAATCTTACTACGTTGCTGTAAGTTTAGGTCATCTAGTACATGCCTTCTTACTGGACTCTCTAGAGCTTTAACCGAACCATCGTACATGTAAAAATTATGTTGTCCAATCCAGTAAGCTACTGAGTTGGACACTACCATTGAATTAGGGCCAGCTGCGCCACACTGCGATGCTATTTGCTGGAAACCGAATGTATATGGAGGCCCTGTAAACTGCATAGAGTGTAGGTCTGTATCTGTCCACACTAATACCTGACCTTGTGCTCTTTTAGCGGCCACAATCTTAGAACCGCCTGATAATCGTTGACTACCGGCTGTATTTACACTTGTAGCAGTCCAGTCTGTAGTGGATTCTTGAGATGCCCATCTTACTAATAAGGCGTCATAGTTACTACCGTCATGTGTGCCAAAGGTAACTAGGTGTCTGTCTGGGTTAGATACTAATACTACTGTGTTTTGTATAGGCGCATTAGATACTGCTGTAGCTCTACTATTAACACCCCCTGAGAAATCCCAAGTATATATCTTAGACTCCTCATAAGTAGCCACCAAATCCTCGCCAAAGGTATCTAGAGACCATATCCTAGGCGCTAGCATTACTGATGAAGTAGAACGAGCTGTGCCCCACGTACTTGTGCCCCACGTACTTGTGCCCCAGCCATATTCAAACTCCTCGTCCACATTGCCTATAGGTACTTCATATTTAAAAATACCCACCGTGCCTCCGAACGAGGCAGTAGCCGATGCTGCAGTAGCTACTGTTATAGTATACGTATTAGCAGTTAAGACAGTAACCGCGTGATTAGCATTGACTTGTGTGGATGTAAGGCCAGATGTACCCATTGTAAATCCTGATAGGGTTACATAATCACCTGTATTACAGCCATGAGCGTTGTCTGTTACTGTTATTGTCTTAGAAGATGAGGTGCTTGATAATGTATCAGATGCCGCAGGGTCTATAGTTTTTCTGAGGGGAGTGATATCATGTAGAGTACCTCCCTGTTCGACATATAGCTTCTTATGTGTTGCATAGGCTGTTGTAATAATACCATTATTAGCACGCCATACAATAACAGAACGCCCTACTCCCTCTAAGGTATCCGCAATATGTTTAACCCAGCCGCCAATACGCTCAGGCTTACCTGATTTAAAGCGTACTTTATCTGCATCATACCAAAACCCTTCAGCAGAATACTCTGTGTTTTCCTTTTGTATCCCCGGAGGGAAGTTAATCGGTTGTAAAGGCATTCTATTTCCTCACTTTAAATCTACCAGTACCCCTGTGCCGCAGCAGCAGCATCACTCTCATCAGTACCATCATCAAATCCACCAAAACCACTGCCTGTCTCACCATATCCGGAATTATCTCCGCCGTACCCATAGTTATTACTATCAGGGGCGTAGTTTTGACTGTTACCATCTGAGTCTGGCCCTGTATATCCGAAATTACTCTCAGGATTGAAGGCGTCTGTAGTAATAGTAGTAGTGGCTAGGTTGCCATGTGGGACACTCTCAGTAGTGTTGGATATAATCCCCAAGTTGTCTTGCTGTAAATCAGTAGGCTGAGTAAGCTGTCTACCTGCTGAAGGGATGCCTAATGTATCCTGCGCGAAGTTATCTTTATTCTGAGCTAATGAATTAATCCCTTGTGCTTGCTGAGCTTTGTTTACTGCTGCCTGAAGCCTATCTATCTCAGCATATTCGTTTTTCAGGTGCTCGCCCCACTCCTTATCGTCTTTAGCCCTAGCATACGCTTCTCCTTTGGCGTTTAGCGTGCTTAATCCTAAAGTATTCATCTCATGTTCT